TCAAGATCATCGAGGACAGCGTGCTGGTCGTGGTGCGAAACACGAAGGCGCACTTTCGGCCGCGCGAGAGCGGCGACAAGGTGATCTCGAAGCTGAGTGGCAACCCGTGGTATCGATCGACGCCACCATTCCAGCCCGTGCCACCCGACCCGACGTCCAGGAGCGGCTCTCTGGTGGCCCACATCGGCTTCGACGTCGTCGCGCTGGGCGACAGCGGCGCGATGGGCACCGTGGGCCCTACGGTCGAACATGGCAAGTACGTGGAGCAAGGCGGCAACGGACGCCGGCCGTTCCCCTACCTCGAGAACGGACTGAAGGACTCCGAGGCCGAGATCGGTGACATCGTGCGCGCGGCCTACACCGAGGCGCTCGCCTAGTGGCCGTCGACTCCTTCTTCCCGCCGGTCGTCGTTTCGCTTTTAGCGGATTCGAAGGAGTTCAACGCCAAGATGGATCAGGCGGCCGGCAAGGTCCAGGCCTTCGGCGCGTCGACCGCGACGATGGGCACCCGCATGAGCGGCGTGTGGAACAAGATGTCCACGGCAATCCTCGGCGGCGCGGCCGCGGTCGTCGGGATCTCGGTCGACCTCGCCCTCAAGTACAACGAGGCGCTCGACGCAATGCAGCGCCAGACCAACCTCACCGACGGCCAGATGGCCTACCTCAAGAAGCGAATCCTGGACGTCTCGACGTCGACGGCGACGGCGGCCACGACGATCGTCAGCGGCTACCAGCAGCTCATCAAGGCCGGCGAGAACCTCAAGCAGTCCACGACCGACGTCGGGCAAGCGGCGAAGTACGCCAACTCAATGAACGCCGATCTCACCGACACGCTCACCGCGGCTCTCGGGATCCAGAAGACTCACCTCGCCGGCACCAAGAACATCAGCCAGACACTGGACATCTTCACTACCGCCGTGAAGCACTCCCAGATGAGCGCCACCGATCTCAACTCCGCGCTCGGAGGCCGCGCCCTCTCCGCGTTCGCGGCCTACCACCTCGACATCAGGAGCGCGATTACGTTGCTCGCCGGCTTCGCCGACCAGAACCTCAAAGGATCCAAGGCGACCATGTCGCTCAAGACCGGCATCGCCGCGCTCGAGAAGCCGGCCACCTCGAGCACGGGCAAGCTCACCGTCCAGGCCCTCGCCATCAAGTCGGTCGGGCTGAACATGACCACGCTGGCCGACGAGGTCCGCAAGCCCGGCGGCGCGCTGCAGGTTCTCCAGCAACTGAGCACGGCCTTCGATCGCAACGCGTCGTCGTCGATGAAGGCCAAAGGCATCGCGGCGTGGATGGCCACGATCTTCGGATCATCGGCGGGCCCGGCGTTCACCAACCTGATCGGTGAACTCCCCAAGCTCATGACGCTTTACGGCCAGATGAGCACGAGCGGGGGCGCGGTCAACTCGTCCTTCTCCAAATGGCTGGCCTCACCCGCCGGCGCGGTCGCGAAGTTCAAAACCGTGCTCGAGAACTCGGCCATCAAACTGGGCGACGTGCTGCTCCCGAAACTCACCGTCGGGCTCATCGACGCCACGAAGCTGATCACCGGCGTGCTGGACAGCCCGACCAAGTCCAAGGCCGTCGAAGACATCGGCATCGCGCTTCTTGGCGGTGCGCTCGCCACGAAGATCGTCAAGCTCATGCTCAGCGCCGCCGGCGGTCTCGGCGTCAGCGCGGTGACTGGTGCGAGCGCGGCAGAGCTGGCAGGAACCGCCGCCGGCGTGGGTTTCGACACGGCGGCGGGCATTGCGTCGTTCTTCGCCACCACGACGATTCTCAAGCACAATCTGTTCGGTCTCGGGACCGCTGTCACCAAAGTCGCCAACTGGATCAACGGGCCGGTGAAAAGCGGCACGACCGACTTCTCCGGCCCTCTCAAGAAGCTGCTCAATGAGCACGGCATCACCAACGCCGCCACCGTGTCACTCAGCCCCTCCTCGATCCGTTACCTGCAGAATTTGAACAAGCCCGGCGACGGCAAAACGAAGTCCAAGATCTCCATCAAAGCCAAGGTCACGAAGTGAGCCAGAGCTACAGCGACGACGGCCCCGACATCGACATCGAGATCGAGATCCAGGCGGCTCAGATCGAACAGGAGCTCGCGACGAGCCCGACCTTCATCGCGGCGATCGCGCTCAAGATCCGTGACGAGGAGATCAAGAAGTTCCGCGCAATGGGCAACGGCTACGGCCGCACCGCGCAGCGGAGGACGCGCGCCGAGACCCCGGTCCGGCGGATCTTCTAGTGGCGTTCGTCCAGGCAGTCCAGGCGGCTCAGGACACCGCCGGCATCCTCACGGTGCCGGCTCCCTTCGCCGGCATCGCCGACGGCGACCTGCTCCTGGCCTACGCCTACTGCAACGGCGGATCAGGGGCCACACTGACGCCGCCGGGCGGCTGGACGCTGGTGGACGAGGTCGACGACGGGATCGACGATCACGACGTCATGTGGCTCTACACGAGGCAAGCCCTCAGCGAACCGGGATCCTACGACTGGGACTTCAGCGTGGGATCGAGCGCGGTCGTCATCATGGACTACACGCCCGGCGTGGTGGACGTCTATCAGCCGGACCAGGGCGAGACCGACCCCTTCGCCACGACGCCCTTCACGGCCACGAATCCCGGCGAGATCATCGTCCTCGCCGCCGGCCAAACCGCCGGCCAAGGATTCTTCTACCCGACCGCGACCTGGCGCGACGCCGCGAGCACCGGCGCCATCGTCATGAATGTCTTCGACGACGTCGCGGCCACCACCGCGGTGGGCTCCTACAGCTCGGCGGGCTGGAATCCCGGCGGCTTCCCGTGGCTCTCCATCACGGTGGCCATCACGTCGGCACCACCACCACCACCGCCGACGATAACTTCGATCACGCCCAACAACGGATCCGTCGCCGGCGGCACGCCGATCACCATTGCCGGCACCAACTTCGACTCCAGCGTCACGGTCACGTTCCCCGACTTCGGCGGCAGCGCGTACGGCATCGTGGTCGTGAGCCCCATTGAGCTCACCGCCTTCACGCCGGCCGGCGTCGCGGGTCTCCAGGACGTCACGGTCACCACCCTCGGCGGGTTTGATATCTTGCCCGGCTCGTACACCTACACGCCCCTTCCGGTGACCGGCCTCGCCATCCCGATATTGACCGCCGAGATCGCCTTCGACCCAACCGACATCTACAGCCTCACGCAGACCTGGACCGACGTCTCCATCAAGGTCCGCGACTTCCAAACCAAGTCGGGCAAACAGCACTTCCTCGATCGCATCGAGGCCGGCACGCTCACGATGACCGTCGACGGCCGCGATGGGTTCTTCTTGAACGGTGGCAGCGCGCCGGGCAACGGCACCGGCAAGATCATCCAGCCTCGACTCCCCATCAAGATCACGGCCACCTGGGGCGGCATCACCTACCCGGTCTTCTACGGGCTGACCGACTCCGCCCTTCCCAAGATCAGCGACGCTGCGGCGATGCAGTACGACATCTCGATCACGGCCTCGGACCTGCTCAAGCAGCTCAGTCTTCACCGCCTTTCATCGATCGCCTTCTGGGAGAACTACGCCAACTCGACGAGCACCGAGAACTGGTACCGATGCGACGTGGCCACGTCGAACACCGCCGTCATCACCTCGGCCGTGGGCAACGGCACGACGATCACCTACAAGGCGCTCAACAACTTCAGCGCTGCCGACAACGTCACGATCACCGGGCTGACGTTCGTCAGTGGCAGCGGGCTCAACCTCATCAACGCCGTGATCGACACCGCGACCGCGACCGAGTTCACGATCCTCAGCTCGCACGTCGCGGTCTCCCAAGGGCCCGGCGCCGTCTACCGCACGGTCATCAAGGATGAGGTCGGCGGCCAGAACGGCTACTACATGGGCATCGTGAGCTTCCCCCAGTACGGGGCGATGATCTACGACCTCGACGGCTGCGTCGACGTGGCCAACGGTGGCACCCTCGCCTCGGGCTACCTGAGGACCTACGACGTCACGACGCCACTGGGCGCGATCGACTTCTGGATCCTCGGCCAAGACCTGGCAGGAGTGAGCGCCGGCGCCAACACGCTGATCACAATCGTGCAATCCGGCGCCGACCAGATCGGTCTCGAAGTGAACAGTGACGGCCAACTTGTCGCGGCCAAGATCGGCGGCGGCGTCCTCGGCACCACGGCGGAGATGATCAACGACGGCTACTGGCACCACATCGGCCTCGTGTCCGACGGCGCCGGCGACCTCGAGCTGTACGCCGACGGGGCCTTCACGCCCCTCTCAACGAGCTACAGCGGCATCAAGTCCGTCACCGGCCAGGACCTGCAGATCGGGATCCTCGGCGCGCTCAACCCGGCGCCGGCGTACTACGACGAGATCATCTTCTCGAACACAAGCAGCCTTTCGACGATCCAGGACGAGGTCCACAATCGGTGGATAGCGGGCTCGCTGCTCCAGCGACCGACGAACAATCAGCAAGCGCTCGTCCAGAGTGGCGACCGCATCGCCGAGATCCTCTGCCTCGCCGGCTTCGGCACCATCGTCGCCGGCGCGATTGTGCTGAACACCGACTGGTTCTTTATCAACAACTCGGGCACAGCCTGGGTGAAAGATACCGCCGGCAACGGCTTCCTCCACGTCGAACCGTTCTACTGGGACACGCCGGTGACCACCTCGTCGGCGCTCGATCTCATCGCCGAGGTCACCGACACCGACATCGGCCTCTTCTTCCAGCGACCCGACGGCACCGTCAACTTCTTCAACCAGCTCTTCTACGGCACCTGGGACACTGCGCTGCAGACCTGGACGCCGAGCTACACCGCGCCGAGCGGCGACCACGTCTGGACCGACGACGCCTCGAGCGACTTCCCCTACCTCGCCACGAGCCTGCAGGTGCCGCGCGACGACGCCGACGTGTGGACCATCGTCTCGATCACGCCCCAAGCCGGCATCGAACAGATCTACGAGAACGTGGCCGCCGTGGCGCGATGGGGATCCACCACCCTCGAGAAGTCCAGCACCCTGCACCGATCGCTCGCGGCCGCGCTGCACACCGCCCAGTTCCTCGGCTACATCTACCGCGATCCACTTCCGCGCGTCGACAACGTCGAGTTGCGCGCCGAGTTCAACAACGGCGCTGGCAACTCTGCGCTCTTCGCCGGCATCGGCGACCCGGTGCACTTCAAGCACACCGCGCCGGGCGCGTCGACCACCGGCTCCTACCCCGACGAGAACGGCCAGATCGACACTGACTTCGTCGTCGAGTCCGTCGCGCATGACTTCTCGAGCACCGACGGCTACTGGCACACCTCGTTCGCCCTCGACCCCTACCCGGTGAGGACCTGATGTACCACCAGCCGCCGCCCAACACGAACCAACCCGGCTTCCTTTACGTCGCTCGAGGCAACGGACAGAACGAGGGCAAATGGATCCCCCTCACCGACGCCAAGGACTACGCCGTCAGTGGCGCCCTCGTGGTGCCCGCCGGCGCGGCCGGTTTTCTGCCGCCCTTCATCTACCAAAACGCCGGCAAGCTGCTCTCGGTCGCGGGCAAGGTTCGCGCCGGCTCGATCGACGTCGACATCGAGCACAACGGCACCGGCATCACAGGACTCACCGGGCTCAGCCTCACCACCACGACGGCGTACTTCTCGCCGATCGACGACACGTTCATCAACGCAGAAGACGACCTCGGACCGAGCATCACTGCAGTGAGCGGCGCCGACGGACTCAGCCTCAGCTTCGTGTTCTGGGTCTACCTCTCGTAACCAACAATCGAGCAGGAGCGACGATTACGCTGGGCTCATGGAGCCACTCAACCAACTAACGGCGGGCGAGTTTATCGTCGGCATCGCAAAATCGCAAACCGGCGTGCCCTACGTCTTCGGAGGTGAGGAGGAGGGAGTCGGCTTCGACTGCAGCGGCCTGACCCAGTGGGCCTGCAACTACGCCGGCGTCGAGATCCCGCGCACCACCTTCGAGCAGTACAAGCTCTTCCAACTCGCCAAGCACGTCCCGAACAAGCCCGGCGACTTGATCTTCATCCAGGGCAGCGACGGCGCGGCCACCGAGCCCGGCCACGTCATGATCTACCTCTCGCCCGGCTTCGTGATCCAGGCGCCCTTCACTGGTGAGGACGTGGGCCGCTACCCCGTCGACACGAGCTCGTACATGTTCCGCACGCGCCCGGCGCTCGCGCACCCGCAACCGACGACCGTCACCAAGAACGGCCTCGTCGTGCTGCCCAACGTCGCCGCCGAGGACCTCGCACGACGTAACGGGTGGGCCCTGCGCTACTGGAACGGTCACGCCTTCCTCACCACGCCGCCCCAACCACTCCGCACCACCTTCGTCTACGCCAGCGCTCAGTACAAAAAGCGTCGCTAATGATCGACAGCGTCGCGCTCGCTCACGCGGCCAAAGCGATCGTCGCGGTCGCCGGCGCGGCCACAGGTGACACGACGCTCTTTCGCGGGGTCACCGACGGCGGCATCATCGCCGTTCTCGGCGTCGCCCTTCGCGCCGTCTTCATCCTGGGCCAACTGAAGCAGATGGTCATCGGGCACGACCGCGACATCGAGCGCCTCAAGGACAATGAGGACGCCGAACGGATCGCCAACTTCGAGGGCTACCGGGCAAGGAACCGTAGGACGCCGTGATCACGGAGTGGGGCGACGACACCCGCGCGCACGTCTTCGACGCGATCGACGGAGTCCGCCGTGAGATGACGCAACTCATCAACGAACGGTCCGCTTCACAGGGGCAGAGATCCGAGTCTCAAGACAAGGCCGTCGTCGACGCGCTCACCGCAGCCAAGGAGGCGGTCTCTGCAGCTCTCGCGGCCGCGGCGTTGGCCGTGGACAAGGCCGAGGTCAACGCCGAGAAGTGGCGCGACAACGCCAACGAATGGCGAGCGGCGATGAACGATCGAGAAGTGAAGTTCGTCGACAAAGAGGCCGCGGCCCTCATGAACAGCGCCCTCACCGATCGGGTCAACGAGCTCCAGAGCAAACAGGACAAGCAGGAGGGGCACGCCTCGGGACTCTCCGCTGGCTGGGGCTACCTCGTGGGAGCAGCGTCAACGCTCGGTCTCGTCCTGGGCACCATCGCAGTTATCCGCGGCAAATAACGAAAGGACCACCATGACCAACCCAACACCTACACGAGTACCGAGGACGCGCCGAGCGATCAGAGTCTTCGTCGTGCTCGCACTCGCGTGCTTCGTGCTCGTGATTCTCGCGGCGCACGGCGATGACGTCTTCAAGTTCGGATGGCCTAGCTGGCTCGGCGCGGGCGCGGGATTCCTTTGCCTTGACCGGCTGTTCCCAGGCGCAGAGATTTAGCCATGCGCTGGCTGCATCACGTCGCCCACGACTTCGACGCCTCGAGGCACTTCCTCGCCGGCCAGGTGCATCCGGGCAACTGGTTCGGCAACATCGTCGCCGGCGTCGTCGTCTTTATCTTCGTCGACGTCTGCTGGCGCCTCTTCGCCAAAGAGCTCGTAACGAAGTTCGTCCGCAAGATCCACGCCGAGGAGATCGCGCGCCACCACCGCGAGGTCGTCAAGCCCGAGGCCGACGCGCGTCACGCCGAGGCAATGGCTCAGGCCGAGCGCCACAACGCCAGCCAGCGCCGACAAGCGAGGTATCATCATGAGGTCCTAAAGAAGGCCCTGCAGCCCAAGGAGACAACGTGAGCGATCTGATCATTCCTCGAGCCGGCAGAGTTGGGCCACACCGCGAGAGCCACGAACCGCGCCTCATGGCCACCGACTTCCTCGCCGGCGGCATCGCACCCGTGAGCGGTTACCTCGAGTTCGACGGCACCAAGGGAATCGATCCCAACGGCGGCTGGGGCATGGAGAACAATGGACCCGACCCGACCAACCCGACCTGGTGCCCCGACGGCGCCGGCGACTGCGGGCCCGTGGCGAAGGACCACTACGACGTCGCCAAGACCGGCAACGTCGCCCTGGTCGGCACGAGCTACTCGCCGCAGTTCCCGACCACCCTGGACGCCTACGTGGCCTACGGGCTCGCGCAGGGCGAGCCAGGACCGTACCCGGACCAAGGCGTAGACAACAAGAGCTTCCTCGCCTGGGGCTACAAGCTGGGCCTCTGGCGCGGCTACGGCGAAGTGACCGACGAGTACGCCGACTGGTTCACGCAGCAATTCAATGGGCTGATCCTCGGCCTTGCGATCGACGGCCAGACAGCGAGCAACGACTTCAACATCACGCCACGAATCTGGGACGCGATGGCCGCGGCCGACGGGCACGACACCCTCGGCATCGTCACGCACGCCGATGGATCCGGAGGACTGATCACCTGGGCCAGCCTCGTCGCCTACACGCTGAAGTTCCGCGAGCAGAACATCACCGACCGCTGGGCCATCTGGGACGCCGACGACCCGACCGTGGATTGGGAAAACCTCGACGCGGCCCTTCTCGACATCCACGGCGTCGCCAGCCCACTGATCCCAACCAGCTAGGCCAATGACCCAGCACCGGATGCAGCTGCTCGTGCCGCCTCGCACGGTCACCTGGTACCCGGCCGGCGAAGACTGCAGCGACTCGGTCGACGGCGATCTCTTCCTGATCGACCACGGCACGCTGGCCGACGACGCCATAGAACTCGGCCAGGAGGCCCTCACGGTCACGCAGCCCGAGCTCAAGGGGTACACCTGGTGCGCGCACACGGCGTTCCGGCGCGGACAGATCGCCGGCGCCGACGCCCTCGGCGAGATGGGCTTCAAGGGCTACGAGCGGCGCACCGTCGCCGGCTACAAGCACCACCTCTACGCCAAGGTGCACTTCGACGCCAGCGAGGAGCAGTGCGCCACGGCCGTCGAGTTCGACGAGAGCTGCGAGGGCCTCGAGTACGGATGGACCGAGTACCCGACGCTGGCCCTCGACGGCCTCACCGAGGCGAAGCTCGCCTGCACTTGGGGCGACGCCATCATCTGCTCGACGAAGGAGACCATCGTGCTGATGGGCCTAGGGCTCTTCCCCGATCGGCCGCCCGCGATGGTCGTGCCGGCGCGCATGGCGCTCTGGATCGGCGCGGCCGTCATCAACGGCGTGCCAACCACCACGGCCTAGAATCACCTCGTCAAAGGAGCACCATGAGCTACCCAGCCCTCGTCAACGCCACCGACCCCGCCGTTACGGTCACCGGGAGCGAACTTCCCGCCGGCTACACCGACGAACAGATCTTCGTCGTGACACCGTCGCCCGCGTGGCACGAGGTGAACAGCGCCGGCGCCGAGACCATGATCCCGCTCGGCTCGAGCGGACCCTTCCTCGTCCAGATCGACGACGAGCGGATCCTCTGTAGCTCGTTCACGCCCGGCGGTTTCACGGCCGTCTGGTGGGCCGATCCGGACAGCGGCCGCGCCGGCGACCGCGACCACGATCGCGGAGCACGCTGCCGGCGCCGCCGTGACACTGCTCGCCACCACGGCACAGGACGCCTCGAGTGGAGGAGGCGGAAGCCCGAACGCGCCCATCGTTCAATCGTTCCCCTTCGCGTTCGACACGCCAGACCTCTTGACTGGCGCCACGATGTTCACGCCAGCCGCAGGTGACATCTTGCTCGACGCGTGGCTGGAAGTTGACACGAACTGGGACGGCACCACTCCGAGTTTCGACATTGGCAACTTCGACACGTCAGCGAAGTACGGATTCTTCAACGGTCTTCTTGGTGCGCCGTTGTCAATGGCACCAGGCGCGGACGCGCCCATCTTGGCTGGCTTCATATCCGGCCAGCAACTACGCTCTCTCTCCCAGGCGTCAGCCGTATCGAGTTCAAACGGAATACTCGCGGCGGTCGGGCTTGCTTCGCCGTACCTCTTGCAAGTTGAGAATGGACCAGGCGCAATCTCCGGAATCTTGCCAGCGAAGTGCACCGGCGTACCCATTCAAATCGTTGTCACTCAGAATGGATTAGCCGACGGAGCCGACCCCGGATCCACGCAAGGGGCAGCGATCCTCTACCTCGTGACGGCCACGCCGGCGTAACCACGGCCACTACAATGGCCCGGACTGCTCCTCGCGGTCAGGAACCGATGCCCCGCCGAGACCGAGAGTTCCCGGCGGGGCATCCCCCCGTTTAGGGCCGATCGGTCGTTTATCAACTTCTGCACAACTGGCCGTTCTGGCTGGCTTTTGTCCCAGACCGGGACTACATTCTGAATAGAGGCAGATCGCCCACATAAGCAAGGAGAACAAAGATGAGCACCACCGCAAAGGCCAACACCGGGACCAAGGTCCTGACCGTGGAAGACATCAACGCCGCCTACGGCGACGACGCCGAATCGCTCCTCGAGGGCCCGGACTTCGACGCCCTCATCGACCAGATCCGCGTGACCAACCAGGTGCGAAAGGCGGCACGCTCATGAACGGCGCCACCCGCGACATCGCCGACCTGCTCGAGATCAGCCTCACCGAGGCGCTCGAGGTCCAGAGCCGCATCGACGAGGAGGACCTCCTCGACTGGAGCGAGTGCACCACTAGCGAATTCCATCAGGCGGCACGCGTCGCCCACACCCTGATCAAGGAGGGGCACTGATGCTCCCGAGCGACAAGGACAAGACCCGGATCCTCAAACTCACCGACCAGATTTCGACGAGCAGCAACAAGGGCTACACCTTCCCGAGGACGTTCGCGGTGGCCGCGATCGCGCGCCGGCTGAAGTTGGCGCCGGCCCGAGCTGAGCGCCTCGTGAAGGAGCTGGTCGTCGACGGGCGCCTCGAGCCGATCGGGTTCCAATTGAACCTGGCCGACCTCAAGCGGAACTTCCCCATTTACATCAACACCGGGACCAAGGAGCGGTGGCACGCCGAGAGGCTCGCAGCCAAGGCGAGCCAGTGACCCGCGAGGAGTACTTCAAGGACAAGAGCCCGAAGTGCGCCTGGCGTGTCGCGCGCGTCTTCAAGCGGTGCTGGGAGTGCAACGGTGAGATCCGCGAGGACGATCGCTACCTCGACACCGGCATGGTCGTGATCGACAAGTACGTCACCGCCAAGATCTGCCTGCGCTGCGCGCGCGCCGACGTCCCAAAGTAGTGGCGCTCCGTCCCATCGTGGGACTAGGGTGAGCGAAGGACGAAAGGAGGACCCGATGGCATCAACGCTGCAAGAACTCATGAAGGAGCTCGGCTTCGAGCCCCTCGCCACCGGCACGCCCGCGATGTATCGCCTCGAGCTGGACACGATCGAGATCTACGTCGGCCAACTGAGCGACGGCGAGATCCACGTCACCAAGACCGGCAGCGACCGAGTCGCCCTCGTAGTGCGCTTCAATCGCTACGACGAGGCCCTGGGAGCGCTGGTGCGCCAGTGGCTGCCGGTGCCGGTGCGATGAAGACGACCGGCACCAGCTACCACCTGTTCAATTTCGTCGACGCCAAGGTCGACGGCGGCCTCCAGGCCTACCTGGACCAAGCAGGGAAGGAGGGAAAGACCTACCGCGGGATCGCCAAGGAGCTCACTGAGCGCACCGGGATCTCGGTCTCAAAGAGCGCCGTAGGGCGCTGGATTACCCAAGGCAGATAGCCAACACTTACAGCGAGGAGCTGAAATGAGCACCACCGAAACACCCGAGGCAGCGGTCCTGCCAGAGCCACGAACCGCGATCGAAATGCTGATCCTGGTGATGCAAGAGGTCGAGTTCGTCGCCAAGACGCGCCAGACCACCGCTCAGGGGCAGTACATGTTCCGAGGCATCGACGAGGTGATCAACGCTGTCGGGCCGGCCATGCGAAAGCACGGCGGGCTCTTCGTCCCGACGCTGCTCGAGAAGACGCACGAGACCCAGCCGACGGCCGCCGGCGGCAGCGTCAACCTGGTCCGGGTCACCGTGCGCTTCGCGGCCTACGGCCAGGTCGGCGAACCGATCGTGGGTGAGTGTCCCGGCGAGGCGTTCGACTCGGGCGACAAGGCCACCGCCAAGGCCATGAGCGTGGCGTTCAGGACCTTCCTGCTCCAGACCCTGGCCATCCCAACCAACGAGCCCGATCCCGACGAAAGCGGCTTCGAGCGTGGCGACGGTAAGGACAAGCCGATCTACTTCGACATCGGCCGCGCACTGCTGTCCGAGTTCAGGGACCGCGACAAGCGGGTGGAATTCGTCGAGGCGGCACTCGGGCGATCACTTGACGGGGGCATCGAGAGCCTCGCCGTGTGGGACATCGACGACCTCGAGCGGTACCTCGAGGCCTACAAGAGGGCCCGGATCGAAGGACGCCCAATGCGCGACGCCAAGGACTTCCTGGCTCGCCTCAAGGCCGACGAAGCGGCGGCCGGCCAATGACCGCGCGCGTCACGATCGTGGGCAACCTGACCAAGGACCCGGCGCAAACCACCTCCCAGCGAGGCGACGCCATAACCAAGTTCGACGTCGCCGTGAACCGGCCGACTCGAGAAGGGGCACCCGAGGAACAGCCCAGCTACTTCAACGTGACCTGCTTCGGCACGCTGGCCCTCAACACCGGCCAGAGCCTTCACAAGGGCAATCGCGTGATCGTGGAGGGCAACCTCGACGTCCGGATCGTCGGGCGCGACGACGGCAGCAAGGCCACCTTCGTGAACGTGGTCGCAGACAGCGTCGGCCTCGAGCTGCGCTTTCACACCGGCGACGTCCAGCCCGGTCGACAGAGCATGCAGGGCGGCGATCGACCCGGACCAGCGAACCAGCAGCGCGACCGCTCGAGGGAGCAGCGTCTGCCACGCCCGGCGGCCGATCAGCCTCGTAACCGATACGAGTTCGACGAGGAGCCGTTCTGATGGAGGGCCCCGAGGACATCGCCGGCGGCCCGAACGTGGCGATGGCGATCACGAGCGAGTTCACCGCGACGTCGATCCGCTACATCATGAAGCTCGAGGAGGCCCTCGAGGCTACCCTCGTCACCGGCACCGCGACGCTGATGGCCGGCCTGGGCATGGAGCACAACGAGGCCAAGCTTCGCTTCATGGACCAGGTCGACAACGCGCGCGAGCGGTGGCCGGCTCTCGAGCAGCAAGCTCACGTCTACAAGAATCTTCTCTCGGTGATGACCGAGGAGATCAAGCGCTGGGAGACGGAGCATGGCAACTAAGGATCTTTCATTCGCGGCGCAGAGCCTCCTCGATTCGATCGTCAAGAACGAGGGCGACGTCGTGATCGACGCGGCACAGGCCCTCGAGATTTGCGGCACCTCGAGCCGGATCCGGGTCAAGGACATGAGCGACCGTCAACTCCTGCAGTACGCCCTCTTGAGCACCTACGGGATCGCCCAGCGGCTCGGGCGCGCCTTCGAGGAGGCGCAACGCCACGCGCAGCTCCAGATGGCCCTGGAGCCCTCACAGGAGCCCGTACGCCTCACGCGGGCACAACGGCGCGAGAAAGAGCGCCTAGAGGCCAAGGAGCGCGTACGGCGGGCAAAGGCGGCCAAGGAGCGCCCGACGCCCAAGCAACCCGACGACCTCACCTCCGAGGAGGTCCACGCGCTCGCCGAGGCGACACCGGGCCTCGGGCGCGCCTATGGCGTGGATCCTGAGTGAAACGCCGAAAGGCCACGCCAGCTGAACCGACCTACCCGATCCACGGGCTGAGGATCCTCGAGCCCGAGAAGCCGGCGCCACGAGCGGAGCTGTTCGACCAGGACGCCGACGTCCTCACCGACGACCTGATCGACAGCCTCCTCTCGATGGCCGACCAGATCCACTTCTGGCCCGACGACGACCAGGCGTTGCACCCGTACCTTCGCCGGATCAAGTAACCGTCCACCAACGACCGCGCGGCACCGATGTAAGGTGAGCGCCGAACACCAACAGCGAGGAGCAGCGGTGGACGAGTCCGACGACGAGTTCTGTGGAACCTTCCCAATCGGCAGTCAGCAATTGCCAGATCGAGGAGTCGCGTGCTACATCGAAGCCGTCGACATCGACCACGTCCGCCCTCGCTACAACTTGCGACTTGAGAAGATCCCCGTCGAGGTTCCCTGGTGAGCATTCACGTTCAGAACTACGTGTGGACTCTCAAAATGGAGAATCCGAATCGGAAGTACGTGGCCATCGCTCTCGCGCATTTCGCCAACGACGACGGGACCAATGCCTTCCCCAGCCAAGCCACGCTGGTGGAGCGGACCGGACTCGGTGAACAAACCGTTCGGAGATCACTGCGCGAGCTGGTAACTACCGGCGTCATCGTCGTCTCGCGGACGCCGAACCAACGTCGATCGACCTGCTATGTCTTCGTCTTGCCCGAGGGGATGGTGACCTTCAGACCTTCCGCCACGGCACCTCTAAGAGTCCCTAGAGGTGCCACCGTCACCGTTAGAGGTGCCACCGTGGAAGGTTCAGAGGTGCCACCACGGCACCCAATAGATAAAGAGAGATCCATTGAAAGAGAAGCACAGCCTTCAATCGACGAGTTGGAAAGACGACGTGAACGAATGAACGAAACCCGAGCAGCCCTCCGCCGATCCGATCCCGGCGTGACAGTGAGGCTCCCGTGAAACGACCGCCCCTAAGAAAAGTCTCCAAGCGACGCGCCCGCGTCAATCGGGAGCGTGCCAAAATACTCGAGCAACACTTCGGACCTCGTGAGGGCTGGCGTTGCTGGATCAAGGACCGACCCGCGGCCGTCGCAATCGCCGGTACCTGTTCCGGCTTCGTCAGTGCTCACGAGATACTCAAGCGATCGCGCGCCGGCTCAACGGACGCCAACCTCCTCGACGTCAAGGGCCAAGAGCTGTTGTGCTCGAAGCACCAAACCTGGGTGGAGGATCACCCGATCGAGGCCAACAAGCTCGGCCTGGCCAAGCACGCGTGGGAGACTTGAGGCCATGACCGGCCTAGACCACGCCAGGGACATCGCCTACCCCGACGCCATCGGCCGCGTCACGAGGGAAGGCCAGGACCCGGTCTTCATTCCCGAGGGCACCTGGATCACCGTCACGCGCAACGGCGTGACCGAGCGCGTCTTCGCCAAGGACGACAGCCCCTTCAAGGAGGAGATCATCCAGCTGCGCGAGCGAGAGCCCAAGAGCTACGCCGCCAATGGCTTCTACGGCATGGACCCACTCACGTGGATAATCAACCAACAGCGATCGCGCCGCGCGCGCGCCCAGTGGGACGATTTGATCTTCGGCCGGCGTCGGCCCAACTATGAGGGATTCGTCAAGCCTGATCCCAAGCCAGACCCCGAGGCGACACTCCGCAACATGAAGACCAGCTTCGGCTTCGTCGGGCCCAAGGAGGCCGCGGCGACATTTCGACTGCTCGTCGATCTGAACAAGCGCACAGAGGATGGGGGTGAGGCCCGTGAACCACGCGCATGACGTAGGTGCCTGACCCTCGACCACTGGAGCACGATGCTCGCCAAACGAATCCTCATCACCACCGCAGTCCTGATCACCCTGGCCTCCGCGCCGCTTAACGCCGGCGCCACGACGAAGCACTGGTACGACCCGATCACCAGGCTGCGTTACCAGCCGACGATCCGCTGCATCCTTCGAACCGAGTCCACGTCGACCGAGGCGCGACCGAACACCCGTGACGTCGACCCGTACCAGTTCGGCCCGTTCCAATTCACGCCGATTCTCTGGGATCGATGGAGCTGGGCGGCCGGCGTCGGCACCAAGACGAAGTACTGGACCCCTCACACGACGGCCCTCAACGCCGTGACCATCCCGGCCTACAAAGCCACGCTCGAGGAGCAAGCGATCGTCTTCGCCGAGGTCGCCCGCTACGACGGTCTCTGGCCGTGGACACGCCACGACGGCTGCTGATAGTGTCCCAGTGAGGGACAAGCGAGGAGCACAATGGACCTGACACAACACTGCGAGATCGTCGAACGAACCGACGATATGGGCTACGGCGACGAGCAGCGAGCACGCTGGCATGAGCTGCGATCGAAGGGCATCGGCGGCAGCGACGTCGCCGCGATCATGGAGACCTCGAAGTACAAGAGCCGGTTCTCCTGCTGGGCGGAGAAGACCGGCAAAGCGCGCGACGAGCGATCGGGCAAAGCCGCCGACTGGGGTCACCGCCTCGAGCGGACGATCGCCGAGGCCTACGCCGAGACCACCGGCGCGGCCGTCTTCGCGTGGCCGGTGCTGCTGCGATCTAAGAAGTTCGCCTTCATGCTCGGCAACCTCGACTTCCTGATCTGCGACGACACCCTCGGCACCGGCGTCGTCACCGACTGGCCGCACGATTACCCGCCGCCCAACGTGATCGCCATCCTCGAATGCAAGACCGGCGCCATCACCAGCCGCGGCACACCGTGGGAATGGGAGGACGGCGGCGTGCCGTACAACTACTCGCTCCAGGGCCTGCACTACTGCGCCGTGACCGGCCTCGACCACGTCGTGTTCGCCGCGCTGATTGGCGGCGTCGACATCGACCGCGACCCATCCGGCCTGGTCGTGCGCCACCGCGTCTACGACGAAAGCGACATCGAGGAGCTCGAGGAGAAGGAGTACTTCTTCTGGGAATTCGTCGAGACCGACATGCCACCCGAGCCCGACGGCTCGCCGGCGACCTTCGCGGCGCTGAAGGCGATGTACCCGAACAGCGTCGAGGGCAAGTCGATCGAGTTGACGGCCGACGAACTGCAGATCTACTACGACTGGCACGAGGCCAAGGAGCTGAGCGATCTCACCGACGCGGCCGCCAAGAAGCTCTACGCCAAACTCGCCAATATCATCGGCGAGGCCGAGGCGCTCAAGTGGAAGGGCAAGATCATCGTCACCTACAAGAAGACCAAGGACGGCGTCAAGGTCGACACCGCCGCGCTGCTGGCCGCGCACCCGGAGCTCGAGCAGGAGTTCGAAGTCCAAAAGCCGGGCCACCGCATGATGCTCGATAAGGCCAAGAAGGAACTGGTCGAGTAGTGGCCTTCGCCTACGTCGTCAACCGGGGCGACGGCACCGTGTCCGAGGTCGACCTCTCGACGTTTACCGTCAGCGCCACGCTGGCAGTCTCGACATTGCCCGACGAACCGATGGCCATAGCGATCGACCCGACCAACACCTTCGCGTACGTCCTGGTCGGCGGGAGCGGCGTCGGCAACGAGATCGTGAAGATCGATCTCTCTACCTTCACCGTGGCAGCGACGCTCGTCATCAGCACCACCAGCGCGCCCGCGAGCATCGCGGTCGACCGCGCCGGTGCATTCGCGTTCACCGTGAGCAACCTCACGTCCGGGGGAGGCGGCCACCCGATCGAGTTCAAGAAGATTGACCTCACGTCCTTCACCGTCGCGGCGACGCTGACACCCGGCGCCTATGGAGTGGGAACGGCGATCGCCACCGACCAGGCTGGCGCCAAGGTGTACGCCACCGACGTCACAGGAGTCCTCGAGATCACCGTGAGCAGCTTCACCGTGACCAACTCGCTGACCATCGCGATTGCGACGAACCTCGCGACGATCGTTGTGGATCCGCCGGGTGAGAACGCCTACGTCACTGACTGGGGCACGAGCGGTGGCAACTATCGAATCACCCTTTCGACCTTCGCCGAGACCGGCACTCCTCCGAACGAGGCCGTCACGGGAGGCATCGATATTGATCCCGCCGACGTGTTCGGCTACGTCTCGAGCTGGGCATTCAATACCCTCATAAAATTCTCCATCGCAACCCTGGGAGCGGTCGGCTCGCCGCTCACCGTGACGCCGGGCGACTGGGCCGTGGCCGTCGACGACACCGGCGCGTTCGCGTACGTCACCGCTATGGCCGTGCCGTTCGGTTCCGGCAACCAGATCGTCAAGGTCGACACCGGCGCCTGGACGCTGGTGGGAGCGCCACTGACCGTGGGCACCGGACCCATCGCCATCGCCATCTGGAGGCCCCCCTACGTTCCGCCCCTCAACGCCATCGTGATGGTCTTGTGAATGAGCGACGGCTGCGCCAGTGCGTCGAGTGCGGCCGATGCATCCGCGCCGAGGCCGCGGCCGCGGAGACCAAGTGTGAACTCCACCGAGATCTCACGCCGACCGACATTGAATCGTTGAAACCGTTCGTCGAGTGGCTCGAAGGCCATCTCGCCGGGAAGGAGTAACCATGAGCCTCGACGACTTCGCTCGAGCGGTGATGATGGACCACGCGGTGGTCGACGACGTGCTGAAGGAGCGCCGCGCGCAAGACCGCAAGTGGGGCGAGCAGAACCACTCTGACGGCACCGGCGGCGACACCTTCGAGATCATGCGCGAGCACTCACGCTCTCGGTGCCAGGCGCTGGCGGCCGACGGGACCGTGACCTGGGAGGCGATCGCCACCGAGGAGTACTTCGAGGCCCTCGCCGAGACCGACGAGGAGAAACTCGAGACAGAACTGATCCAGCTCCAGGCCGTCCTGACCGCCTGGGTAGGGTGCATTCGACGACGTCGCAAGTAGCGACGCCAAGCGAGGAGGCAGTAATGAACAAGGTAATTGTCGAGCTCACGCTCGATCGAATCAAGGAGAATCCGTTCGACGCGCGAAAGGTGATGACCGGCGTCGACGAGTTGGCGGCGAGTTTTCTCAGCGTCGGCCAGATCGTCCCGATCGTGGTGCGGCCGTTTAAGACCAAGGGCGACGGCGACGAGGGCTGGCTCCTGATAGCCGGCCACCGGCGCGTGGCGGCCGCGAAGTCGCTCGGGTGGGACAGCATCGCCGCGCTCGTCTTTAACGAGGCCACAGAGGCGCACGAGGCCATCCTCGGTCTCACCGAGAACACGAGCCGCGTCGATCTCAACCAGACTGACCTCGCCAACGCCATAGGGCGCCTCGTCGGCATGGACGTGACCGACGATGAGATCGCGCTGGCGCTCTCGATCAAGCCCGACGTGGCGGCAGCGGCGAGGACCCTCACGGCCACGCCGAAAGCGGCGAGGACCAAGACCGCCAAACTCGCCGAGGCGTACCCGATCACGATCATTCAACAGGCGAAGATCGCCGCCTACGCCGAGGACGGGAAGGACCTCGACAAGATCAAGAGCACGCTGAAATACAGCCCGGAGCAACTCGATCACACGATCGCAAGGATCGAGCACGACCGAAAGCGAAAGGCCACGCTCGCCGAGCTGCGCGCGACGGTAGGAAAGACCCCCATCGTCAAGAAGTTCAACTCGTGGAGCGGGCCACCGTTGACGACCGAGCCCCTCGCCAACCTGGTCTCGGACAAGCTCAAGAAACTCACGCTGGCGAACCACCACGAGTGCCCTGGCCACGCGGCCATGATCGAGGACGGCGAGTACTCGAACACCGCGCCCAAGATCACCTACTGGTGCACGCAGTGGAAGGAGCAAGGCCACAAGCTGAGCGACACGCAGCGGATCGTCTGGAGCCAACGTGGAGAGGGCAGAGTGGCCCCCAAGACGCAGACTCCTGCGGAGAAGGCAAAGGTCGCCGAGGAGAACAAGCTGCACGAGGAGCGCATCGCCGCCTGGGACGCCGCGAGCACCGTGCGCCACGCCTACCTGGCGGACCGCATCAAGCACAAGCTCAGCGCCGACATGAAACTCTGGACGCTGCGCTACATCGCCACGACGGGCCTCGACAGCTACTACACCGAGGCGGTGGGGATTAACGCCACCCTCGAGCAGGTCGTCTGCCGGCTGTTCGGCTTCGTCGCCGCGCAGATCGAGGAGACCGAATTCAGCGTGACACCGTGGAAGGGCGGCACCGACGACGGCCACGCCTACCTGGCGATGCTCGCCAAGGACGGCTACGTCCTGAGCGACGTCGAGCAGCTCGTCAAGCCCGAAATCATCGTCCGCAAGTCGATCTAGATACTAGAAACTAGATAGTTGCACCTGTCCCAGGCCGGGACTAGGGTTCGGCCTGGGCAGACAGCCCAACGAAGCGAGGAGCAGTATGAAAGTCATTGAACTCAGGGCGCAGAACCTAAAGCGCCTCAAGGCAGTAGAGATCCGTCCCGATCCCGACGGCCACGTCGTGGAGATCACCGGGCGCAACGGACAAGGCAAGACGAGCGTGCTCGACGCCATCTGGTTTGCGCTCGCCGGCGGGGCGGCCACGAGGGACACCTCCCAGCCCATCCGCGATGGGGAGAAGCGCGCCACCGTCGAACTCGACCTCGGCGACTTCACCATCAAGCGCGTCTGGGAGGAGGGCAAGAGCACCGTCATCGTGACGAGCAAGGAGCTCGGGAAGATCACGAGCCCCCAGAAGTTCCTCGACGAGAAGCTGGGCGCGCTCTCCTTTGACCCGCTCGAGTTCGCCGGCATGGCCGCCAAGGACCAACGCCGGCTCCTGCTCGAGGTCGTCCACACCGACGTCGACATCGAGGACATCGACCGCCGGCGATCGATCGCCTTCGACCAAAGGACCGAGGCCAACCGCCTCGTGCGTGACACCGAGGGCGACCTTGTGGCGCACGTCGAGCCCGAGGGCGAGGTACCCGACGAGGAGATCTCGGCAGCGAGCATCATCGCCGCCCAGAGGACCTACCAGCTCGCCGTCAACGACCGTGAGAACGCCCGAGAGGCCATTCGCCGGCTCGACAACGAGATCATCGATCTGCAGCTGAGCGTCGAAACTGCCAAGCAGAACATCGAGGACCTACGCCCGGCGGCCAACGCTGAGATCATGGAGGTGCCGAACGCCGACGAGCAGCTCGCCGACATCGAAGCGACCAACGTTCTGGTGCGAGCCAAGAAGCACCGCGCCGTCGTCGTGGCCGGCCTGCGTGACTTCGAAGCGCGCGCCCAAGCACTGAGCGACCTCATCAGTGAGCTCGACGGGATCAAGCAGACAGCCCTCGAGGGAGCCACCCTGCCGATCGAGGCCCTCGGCTTCGACGAGGACGGCGTGCTCTACCAGGGGATCCCCTTCAAGCAATGCAGCGCCGCCGAGCAGCTCCGCGTTTCCGTGGCGATGGCGATGGCACTCAACCCGACCATCCGGATCATTCGAGTGGCCGACGGGTCGCTTCTCGACAGCGCCAACATGGCGGTCATCGCTGAGATGGCCACCGACAAGGACTTCCAGGTGTGGATCGAGCGCGTCGACGAGACCGGCGAGATCGGCTTCACGATCGAGGACGGCGAAGTGGTCCACGACACCGGCGACACTGGCCACCTGGTCGAGGACGCCGAGGTGACGCCATGAAAGGGACGGAGACCTACATCGAGAGCGCCGAGAAGGAACTCGAGCACGCCGACAATCCGAGCAACCACCCTGACGCCTGCGCGTACCATCTCCGTCGCGCTCAAGTCTTCGCCACGCTCGCCGTCGCCCGGTCGACCGCCATCATTGGGGATAAGTGATGACCAGCCCACTAATCGACTACCTCGACGAGCTGATCGACAAGATCCCTCTCCTCGACAACGTCCGCCGCGAGGGCGCGCAACAGCTTCGCAACGCCCTGGTCAACGCGGCAGCGGCACCCGACCGCGACCATGACGCTCTACCGGCGCCAGGACGGTGAGGACATCGCCGGCGAGTACAGCGTGGTGGGCGAACTCGAGTACTTCGAGAGCGACGACGAGCCAACCGACCTGTTCAAGGAACTCTGGCTCAAGCTGACCACCGAGGAGATCCACTACGTTCCGCCCGGCATCGTCGATGAGGCGCCACGCCAATCGATCTGCACGGCGTGTGGCAGCGTCAAGACCTCAACGCCCGACAGCACATTCTTCACGGCACGGCCCGGCGAGGCGTTCGATCTCGACTGGGACGGCTGCGCGCGAGGGAGTGGCACCTGATGCAAGCCATCCAGATCGTGGGCGCGTGCATCATCATCAGCGCCCTCGCCGTCGCCCTGGTGGTTGAGGAGCGAATGACTCGAGCACGCCGGAAAGCTGATCGAAGGGCGATCGAGAACGAGATCACCCGAGCGATGAAGATCCACGGCGAGACCAACGACCGAGGCGTCGAAGATCTCTGGGACAACTACATCGAAGGCCTCCAGTTCGCGTGGCGTCACCTTTACGGCGAAGGCGACGCCCCGTGACCGATCACGGCGTCCGGATGGTGTGGGGCGCGCCTCACAACGACGCCCCGTGGAAGGGCCACTACAAGGCGATCTCGCTCTGCGACTGCGGCGCGCGATTCACGGCGTGGGCCGACAAGAAGCGCGACGCTCGAGCAGACGTCGAGACCCAGCTCAACGAGCACCTAGAAAGGACCACCAGTGGCCAACGAGCGCAATAAGAAGCAAGGCATCAGTCGCAAGGGCGCAACGTGGCGCCGTCGGACCAAGAAGATACGCTCGGGTTCCCCGAGATCAAGGAGACAGCAATGACCACCGATCCAATCGACCAGAAGATCGCCGAGGCGGTGGGGCACGACCCGACGCTCGCCCAATCCGAGGTCAGCTCGGCGAGCCAGGACGTCTGCCGCGTAATGGCGTACCTCGGTCCGATCCTCGCGGCCGCCAACCGCGGCTACCTGATCACCGAGAACGCCGACGAGTTCCTCCTCTACGACCAGGCCCAGAGCATCATCAACCGAGTGATGGACCGAATGCGCGTGGCCGCCGAGGCGTACTACGGCGCGCCGGACCTGCCCGGCCAGACCCCGAGCGATCCCGACGCCGAGAACTGGTGCCTCAACTCCGTCGAGGACGCTCCGGACACGCATCACCTCCTCGGCACCGAGCCAACGTGCCCAGACTGCGTGGCGCACAGGTTCGCTTCGTGAGGCCCGAGCAGATCGACGAGAGCGAACTCAAGCTCGACCCGAACAATGCCCGCAGCCACGAGAAGGGGATTCCGGAGCTCACGAGATCCCTCGAGGCGTTCGGCCAGGTTAAGCCTCTCGTCGTCTGGGGCGACAACGTCGTGATCGCCGGCAACGGCACCCTGACGGCCGCGCGCCAGATGGGCAAGACCAAGCTCTGGATCGTGCGCGTGCCCGAGGACTGGGATTACAACAAGGCCCGCGCCTTCGCCCTGGCCGACAATGCCACCGGCGACCTGAGCACCTGGAGCCTTCCCCAGCTCGACTCAACGCGCTGGGAGCTCGACGCCGAGGGCTGGGACGTCTCGGGCTTCGGCTTCGAACCACTTCGACCACCGCCGACGCCACTGCTCGCGGCACCCGATGACGTGCCGCCGCTGCCGGCGATCCCGACCACCAAACTCGGCGACCTGATCATCCTCGGCCGACACCGGCTCGTGTGCGGCGACGCCACGACCAACAAGGCCTACGACCGGGTCCTCGAGGACGAATTCGTCGACGCCGTCTGGACCGACCCGCCCTACAACGTCGGCTACGTCGGCGGGACCGACGACCACCTCACGATCGCCGGCGACCGCCAGAGCGACGCGGCGTTCCGAGCGTTCCTCACCGCGGCCTTCCACGAGATGTGGAACCACGCCAAGCCCGGTGCCGCGATCGACAGCATCGTCCTCGACCCCTTCGCTGGCAGCGGATCGACGCTCGTAGCCTGCGAGATGATGGGCGCCCGAGCCCGGCTGATCGAGGTCGACCCCAAGTACTGCGACGTCGTCATCACCCGATGGGAGAACCTCACCGGCGAGAAGGCGGAGTACGCTGTCCCAGGAGAGGACAACGATGGCGCACTTCACTAACCAGCCGATCGCATGGAACCACGTCATCCGTGGCGAGACCGAGTTCTGGACCCACAAGCAGGTCAGCGTCGTCAAGTCGCGCGCCGGGACCTACGACGTGATGGTCGACGGCAGCGTCCTCAAGGATGGATTCCCGACGAGCGGCGACGCTCTCCACTACGCGCACGCCTACATCGAAGACCCGGTGGGCTTCAACCGATGACCTCGATCGTGGTGTGGCTGATCTTCTCCGCCTGGGGCTACTGCGCGATGGTGGGGATCCGCGAACTGAGCCACCGCTGGTACCTGGGACACCTGCAGCGGACCAATCTCTTCGTGGCGTGCATCCGCCAGGGCGACCACGGCCGGTGGAAATACTTCTTCTCCCAAGACGAGCTCACCACCTACAACCGCGAGCAGCACGAGAAGCGGCGCAACGCGTGACCCTCGTCGAGACACCGCACAAGCACGACTGGCGCCTCTGGCCGATTACCAGCTTCGGCTACGACGTGATCTGCATCGACTGCGGCGACGAGCAGTTCTGGCCAATCGCCTGGGTCAAGGAGATCAACCCCGACTTCGTGCCACCCGCGACCATCGACCACGTCCGGAACCGGCTCCAGGAGCTCGCGATCTCACTCGAGGGCACGCCTCGAACGAGCGACGCCTGCATGACCTGCCGATTCAGCGCGTCGACCGCGACCGCGGAGAAGACCATCGAAGTCATGATCGAGCACGCAAGGACCCACAATGGCTAAATACGAACTCGGACTCGACGACCAAGGCAAGATCGCCGAGGTCTCGATGATGACCGAACCGGAGCACCTGACGGGCGACCAGCTCGCTGAGCGCGGACTCGACAGCGCCATCGCCGGCGCGAAGGTCAGACGGGCTTCAACCGTGGCTGACGACAACGGGCCTCTCTACCAATTCGGCCAACTGCGTGAACTCGGTCTCCTCTGGCTGATCAACACGAGCGTCTTCCACCCGAGGGGCTACGCCCTCGCATTGACCTACGACGACCACGACACCGAATTCACGACGCCGCTCGGCTTTCGAATTCTGGGTGACGGGTCAGAACCGTGGACGATGGGAGATCCACCACCCGAACGAATCGCGGCCGGCGACCCGACGCTCGACGATCTCTTCAAGCGCGCGGCGATTCTGCTCGCGCCAAAGGACTGGCCTATCAACGTGGAGCGACCGAATGGCTAAACGCGGCCGCAAGATGATCCTCACTCGAGAACTGACCAACCAGATCTGCGGACTACTCAGCGAAGGGATGTACATCGAGGCGGCGTGTTCGTTCGTCGGGATCGGTGAAAGCACGTTCTACGAGTGGCGCGCGAAGGCACGAGCATTCGACGACCAGGACGAGAGCGACTGGGAATTGCTGACGGTCGATGACAATCTAGAGCGCGTCCTGTTGACGGAATTCACGGAGGCAGTAGAAAAGAGCCAAGCCCAAGCCGAGCTGGTGGCGCTGCGAGTGATCAACGACGACCCGAGTTGGCAGAGCAAGGCCTGGTACCTCGAACGGTCCAAGCCACACCGCTGGGGCCGGCGCACGCAGATCACCGGCGTCTACGACGAGGACGATCAGCCGACGCCAGTCCAGATCGCGGACCCGCGAGCGGCCGTGCTGGCCTTCGTGGGAGAGTTGGGCGAGCAGCTCGAGGCGGACGGAATCAAGCCGAGCAGTGACCAGACAAAGGGGAATGATGAGCAAGCGAACCAAGAGACTTAAACAGGGGCGCCGGGAGCCGGCGGCCACGTCGCGTCCGCCGGCGCCAGAGCACTGTGGAGTCAGCCACGGTCACCCGTCACCTTTCGACGACAGAGTCACCGCGACGCCGCGACCTTGGCGATGGAAAACGGGAAACTCAAAGACGAGAACGCCCACCTTCGGGCGGTCATCGAGGAAGCGCGGGCCGACCTTGTGAGAATCAAGTACGACGCTAACCAGGGCTGGCTCGGTGCGGTTCAGGGAAGGATTGAATCCCTGCAGTCTGTTCTCGCTAAGGCAAAGGAGAGGGCATGAGCGACGAACGCCGATCCAACGCCCAGAGCAACGCCGTGATTAATCAGGTGATGCTCGAGGAGACAGCCAGGCTCGACGAGGTTGAGATCATCGAGTTCGCCAAGGTGGCTAAGCAATTCCCCGAATACTTCAAGGGGCCGTGGTGACCAAGGACGAGTTCGAAGCGGCCTACGCTGCGCGGTCCGGCGTGACGGTCCAGCGCCTCTACGAGATGGGACGCTACGGCGCCCCGTGCAATTGTGGCGACGAGAGCTGCGAGGGCTGGCAGATGGCCCGACTAAGCGACCTGGAGGACCAGTGAGCGACGACTTCCTCGAGAGCCGGTTCCCCGGTGGCACGAACCGGCAGGTCGCGGTCGACCTCCCGACGCTCTGGACCGTGCAACGCCTCAAGGACGGCCTGGTGACCGCCGTGTGCCCCGATCACGCCACGGCGACCTGGTGGGTCGAGACCTACGGCGAAGACGGCGTGGGCTACGAGAAGATAGGCCACAAGCTGACGATCCGAGGCATCCCCTCGACCATCACCGTTCGGCGCATGGAAGTGACCCGCGATGGGACACCTCGAGTACTCTGAGACATGGAGAGGTGGCTGAGCGGCCCAAAGCGCCCGGTTGCTAACCCGGAGGAGGCCGTGAGGCTTCCCGCAAGTTCGAATCTTGCCCTCTCCGCTGAAGTAACCGACAGAAGGGGAATGCAATGTACCAATCAATCTGGATCCTGACCAGCCCGACCTACAAGATGGCCAACACCGAGGACGCCGATCACCGTGACGTCATCGTGGGCCTCTTCGCCAGCAAGGAGCTCGCCGAGGAGTACCGCGACACAGCCAACGCGCCCGTCACGGACGGCACGATTATCGAGTGGAGCCTCGACGGCGTCCACCTCGAGACCTACATCGACCTCGCGCTCGAGCGCCTCGAGGCGCTGCAGATCGGCGAACTCAAGTGCCGTGAGAATGCCCTCACGATCACCAAGCTCGAGGAGGCCAAGCACTGGCTCGACCATCGCACGAAGGACCGCACCGCGCGCGGAGTGCTCGGCACCAACGAGCGATGACCAAGAAGCTCGATAAGACCACCTCGCCGGCCGGCACCAAGATCACGGCGAACAGCGTCAAGACCAAGGACGTCGACAAGCTCCTCACGGCAGCCAACACGATCGACCTCCACGACGTCGTCGCCGTCATGGCCATGAAGATCCTCGAGGACGAGGAGCAGCGCAAGAACGGCGGCCAGCAACGCCTCCCCATCGACGAGGACCCGGACGGCCACCACGACGACGAGCGGTAATAGCCTGACGCCGTGAGCCTTTCACTCGCAGAGCGCGTCGCCCTCAAGACACCCGAGGAGATCGACGACTGGATCAACGAACTCGAGATGGACCTCCTCGAGCAGCTCGCCACCAAGCCCTGGTGGTTCGTCGGGCGCCCGGAGCAATTCGAGCCCGTCGGCAGCTGGACGATCTGGCTGATCCTCACCGGCCGCGGCTTCGGCAAGACCAGAGCGGCCGCGGAGTGGCTCATCGACCAGGTCATGAAAGTGCCACTCGATCGTGACGGGGTCCCGACCGAGTGGGGCATCATCGCACGCAAGTTCAGCGAGACCCGCACGGCCTGCGTGGAAGGACCAGCGGGCATCCTGCACGTCCTGCGACGCCACGGCTTCACCGAGGTCAAGCAGGACCCGAAAGGCGACCGCGAGTTCGTCTACAACAAGAGCCAGTGGCAGCTCATCTTCGGCACCGGCCAGATCATCCACATGCTCGGCGCCGACAACCGCGACGCCGGCCGATCGTTCACCTTCGCCGGCGTGTGGGCCGACGAGATCGCCAAGTGGCCGTACCCATTTGAGACCTGGCACGAGGGCATCTTCCCTGCGCTGCGCGCGGTGCTGCCCAAGCCCTTTCGACCACGCGCGGTCGTCACGACGACGCCCAAGCCGATCACCCTCATCATCGATTGGAACAAGCGCACCGACCGAGGGATGCACATCACCCGCGGCTCGATCTTCGACAATGCGCGCAACCTCAGCCCCGAGGCCCTCGAGGAGATGCGGATCACTTACGCCGGTACGAGCCTCGAGCGCCAAGAGCTCTACGGCGAAGTACTCGAGTTCATCGAGGGCGCGCTGTGGAACCGCACGATGGTGGATCCATACCGCGTCACGAAACTGCCACCGATGCGCCGGATCGTCGTCGGCGTCGACCCGGCCTTCACGAGCGGGCCCGACAGCGACCTGACCGGCATCGTCGTCGTGGGACTTGGCGAAGACTGGCGCGTCTACATCCTCGAGGACCTGAGCGGCCGCTACACGCCACTTCAGTGGGCCAACAAGTCGATCGACGCCTACCACCGATGGAAGGCCGACTGGCTCGTCGCCGAGAAGAACGGAGCCGCCGATCTAGTCGAGCAGAACATTCGCAACGTCGACACGACGCTGCACTTCGAAGGCGTCGACGCCATGCGAGGGAAGCGACTACGCGCCGGCCCTGTCGTCGGCCTCTACGAGCAAGGACGCGTGAGCCACTTCGGCGAGCTCAACGACCTCGAGCTGCAGATGTTCCAGTGGGTGCCCGACGTCACCGACGGATCACCCGACCGGATCGACGCGATGGTCCACGCCGTCGTCAAACTGAATGTCAATCGTGGGAGCGGCGCGGAAAATTACTTCGCCCTTCTCGCCCCGGACTGCCCGGCCTGCCATAACCCGAATCCGAACACGGCGGTCGTCTGCGCGTATTGCGGCGGTGACCTCGAGCCAGTCGAACCTACCGTCGAGGCGCCGGAGTGACTCGAACGATTCACCGACCTCGCGGAGCAGGCGAGTTACACTGAGGTCCGAAAGTCCGCAAGCCGAACAGGTGAAAATGCCCTCATGAGTGACGCCCCAAGAATGCTCAGTGAAGGACTCGCACGCCACGATCGCACGGTAGCCTAAGTGGCCCTCTTCGGACCCAAGGCGGCGCCCGCACCACCTGAGCCGGCGATGACCACTGACGAGTTCGCCAAGGCAATCGTCGCGGCCTACGAGACCGGGCGCACGGCCGCCGAGAAGTCAGCGAGCCTCGCCGGCACGCCGCTCGCCGGCTCCAACGTCCCGACCGCCGTGGTGAACGTGCCCGTCGTCACGCCACCGCCAGGACGAGGGATCGGCGGCAACCAGGGCGGCGACCAGCGCGGGTTCTTCTTCCTGCCGCTGCCACGCATCGACGACATGTTCAACAATCCGCTCGGACCAGCCGACCCGTTCCTGCCGGCACCGATCGACGTCGTCGACCCCGCCACCGGGCGCGCACTGCCCCGCAAGTTCCAATACGACGTCGGGATCAACCTCAACCTGACGCCACGCCAGACACCGTGGTCGGTGCTGCGAAACCTCGCCGTCCAGTGCGACATCGTCGCGCGCTGCATCCAGATCCGCATCGGCGAGCTCGTCAAGATGGAGCTGACCTTCGCGGTCTCCAAGCGCGCGATCGCCGACATCATGATGAGGGAGAAGTGCAGCCGAGCCAAAGCCGCGAGGATCGGCCGCGAGGAATTCGCCGACGAGATCCAGCGCCTCACCGACTTCTGGGAAAACCCTTACCCGCAGAGCGACCGAGGCTTTAGCGAGTGGGTGACTGAGTTCGGCAACCAGCACTTCCGCTACGACGGCGTGCCCGTCTACCCGAGATTCAACCTCGCCAAGAAGGTGATCGGCTTTGAGATCATCGACAGCCCGACGATCAAGTGCCTCCTCGATAACCGCGGCGACATCCCCAAGCCACCGTTCCCCGCTTACCAGCAACTGCTGTGGGGATTCCCGCGCGGCGAGTTCCAAGCATCGGCCGTCGACGACGGGCAGTTCTACGAGGGCATCAAGGACCTGGCGAGCGACTACATCAAGGACCAACTGAGCTACTTCGTCCAGAACCGATCGACCGACAGCCTCTATGGATTCAGCGCCGTCGAGATGTGCATCCCGTGGGCCACCGTCTACCTCGAGCGCCAACGCTGGATCCTCGACCAGTACCGCCTTGGCGCCACGCCCAAGACCTTCATGAAGACCAGTCTCGACGGCGGCGACGACCCCTTCAAGATGGCGCAATGGGAACGGATGTTCAACGACCAGCTGCGCGGCCAAAACCGCGAGCGCAACAACGTCAAGATGCTGCCCGCCGGCTTCGACCCGGTCCAGATGGCGCAAGAGGCGGAGAAGTACAAGACCGACTGGGACGAGTTCCTTATCAAGCGGCTCGCCTCACCCTTCGGCGTCACGCCAACGGCGCTGAACGTCACGCCCAAGAGCGGACTCGGCGGCAAGAACATGAGCGACGGCGAGGCGACGAGCGCCGAGGTCGTCAGCCAGATCCCGGACCTCCAGTTCTTCCAGGACACCGTCAACTCACTAAACCGCCGCTACCTCGATGGATCCGTCAACGTGACCGCCATCCTGAGCGACAACGACTCGGTGAAAGACGAGCTCGCCCAGAACCAAGCCGACGCGGTCGCGGTCCAGAATGGATTCCTCACCATGAACGAGCAGCGCGACGACGCCGGGCGCACGCCCTACGAATTCCCCGAGGCCGATTCGCCGATGATCATCAGCCCGAGCCCGCCACAATTCCTCGAGGGAATGATCGACCAGCAAAAGCAGAACACGGCCGCGGCCGCGGCCATCGCAGCCAGAAAGCCAGGAGACCCGAATGAGCAAGAAAAAGCGAACCAAGACAGCGAAGGAGGAGGTGAACCGCTCGACCCCGAAGGCGGTACACAAGCGGTCGATCAAGGAGCGGGCGGGGCGAAAGAAGCTCCGGTAGATGGCACCAAGTCCGCCGTCGCCGACGAGCTCGCGCAATTCGAGCGGTATCGGGTCAAGGAGATCAAGCGCGGCATCCGGCTGGGCAAAGCCTGGCGCGACTTCGAGTTCGAGCACGTCACGCCACGACTGGCGAGCGACCTCAACAAGGGCGGCAGAGAGGCAATGGGTGCGCCGGTCAGCGACGACCCAAAAGGCCTCGAGAGTTCAGCTACTAAGGCGGCGAAACCGCTCTTCGCGGCGATGCGAACGGCGATCGAGGATCACTACAGCCCGCTGATCAAGAAGGCAATCGCCACGATGTACACCGGCGTCGACGCCGCTATTCATGAATCCATGCAGCACCCGGATCGCCAGATCGCCAAGAGCACCGACGTGGAGATCTCCAAGGCCCTCGACGACGCCAACAAGACCATCGCCACCCGCGCGATCGCGCAGCACGTTTCGAGCGACACGACTGAGCTCCAGGACATCCTCACCAATCTCTACGGCGACGCCGGCCTGCAGGGCACCCGAGTAGGCCTCGAGCAGATGGGCCAGGCGGCCTTCATCGGCGCCGGTCTCGGCCAGCTCGTCGCCGGCATGGACCAAGACTTCTGGGACACCTGGGCGCCCGGCGATCCTGTGGCCGCCCTCCAGGTCGCCGACGGTGGCATGCGAGCGCTCCTCGACCAGGCCGGCATGACGATCAAGGGCATCGACGCCACCACGATGGACCGCATGGGCAACGCCATCGCCCAGTCGATGAGTGAGGGCACCGGCGACAAGGAGGCTCGAGCGGCGATCGTCCAGCTCCTCGGCGAGGCGGGAGCACCGCAGCAAGGGATCCAAGCAGCGACGCGCGCGGCCACGATCGCGGTGACCGAGACCACCCGAGGCTGCAACACCTCGAGCGTCGATCAGTACGAGCAAGCCGGCGCGACCGGCTGGGAGGAGGTCGCCTACCCCGGCGCGTGCACCGAGTGCGAGGACGCGGCCGGTGAGCACGAGTTCGGCGACGACACGCCACCACTGCATCCCGACTGTCGCTGCTTAGTAATACCGATCACCGGGTAGCCGGCGAACTATCATCAACGCCGAGGAGCAGTTAGCAGTCGGCACGAAAGGGACCCGTCGATGGAACTGATCCACAAGTACTTCGGAGACATCAAGATCAAGCGCCGCGACGATGGCACGATCGACGTCTACGGCAAGGCGACCGGGCCCGACTTAGATCTCGACCAGCAAATCTGCGACCCCGAGTGGCTCGCCACCGCGGTGCCCGAGTGGCTCAAGAGCGCGGGCAACGTGCGCGCCATGCACCAGCCGATCGCCGCCGGCGTGGGTTTCGAACTCGAGGAGATCGATCAGAGCTGGTGGCTCAAGTCCAACATCGTCGACGCCGACTCGATCCTTAAGTGCGACAAGCGCGTCTACAAGGGCTACTCAATCGGCATCGCCAACGCCGTCGTCATCACCGACAAGAGTGCGCCCGGCGGGAGGATCATCAAGGGCGACATCGTCGAGATCAGCCTCGTCGACCGGCCGGCCAACCCGACCGCGCTCATGGACATCTGCAAGATGACCACCGTCGACGGCATTGAGCTGCTCGGCCTCGTCACGAAGGACACGTCCGGCCTCGTGGGCTCAAGCCCAGAGACCGAGGACGGCGTCGAGCCGCCCACCGTCGTCACCGCCGAGCCCTGCCCTGACTGCAGCGCCGGCATCGTCAACGACGAAGCGTGCGCCACCTGCGGCGGCACCGGGCTAACCAAGGCGCCCGTCGTCAAGGCGCCCGAGATCGTGGCCATGATCAAGGCCCTCTTCGAGCTGCGAAAGTCGGCCGGGTTCGTCGCCAAGTTCGTGGCCAAGGACGCCACGCCGCTGCACGACGTCGTCCTGCTGAACACGATCCGCCAGGGCCTCATCACCTGCCTGATCACCGAACTCAACGAAGCCGCCGGTGGCGAAGACGAGCGCTGGGACATCGAGGACCTCTCGTGGATCCTCGCATCGTTCACGAGCTGGTGGAGCAACGAGGCCTGGGAAGGCGAAGTCGCGGGACCATTCGCTGGAGCCGATGAAGGAGAAGAAATGTCAGTATTCGTAAGCCTCGGGGTCAAGCCCGGGCTCTTGAAGGCCGCGTCTGACGAAGGCGCCACCGACGAGCAGCGCGCCGAGGCGCGCGTCGAGATCGCCAAGGCACTGGGCCTTGGAGAGGTAGTGGAGCTCACCGCTCTGCTGAAGCAAGCGACAGAGGGCGCGAAAGCGCTAGAGGATCGCCTTGCGACAGTCGAGGAGATGTCCGCACCAGGAGGACCGGCACTTCGTGCCACCGCCAACCAGAAGATGAAGTCCGAGGACGTCGACAGACTCCGCGACGAGGCGAAGAAGTTCATGGATGCAGCGACGCTGCTAGAAGACCCTGAGCGAAAGCGCCACTACATCGGAAAGGCCGCACAGGCGAACCGTGACGCGGACGCGCTAGAGCGCGTTTAGGACACACCAGGCTGGATCTACCAGCCAACCAATCGAAAGGGGCAACGCCATGAAAGGCGTTCTCAACGAACTTTTCGACGGCCTTAAGACCGAGGACGAGCGCGAAGCTCGATTCGAGCTCTACAAGACCGTCCTAGCGGACTGCATCACGGACGCGCGCGAAGGCGTAGCCCGCGGTGAGATTCAGTTCGGCGACCGCGCCAGCGGTTCGGGCAAGGTGCTCACGCGCCAAGAGAGCCCGAGCAAGATGGCCGCGGCACTCGTCAGCCGACTGCAGAAGGGATTCGGCGGTGACCAAGTCGCCGGCGTCATCCAAGCCCTCCAGCAAGTCGAGCAGATCCAGAAGGACTGGACGCTCACCAACCCGCTCAACACCGTGCCGTTCGGCGAAATGGGTCTCGTACCCTACGCCCTCGATCCGTCGTTGGCGATGCTGGTTCCGCGCAGCCTGATCCACCGCAACTCGACCGCTCGCATCACGAGCCAAGGCGAGGCGCACGAATACCGTCGGATCCTCGGAGTCACGAACTCCGGCACCGGCGGCGTGGCCAACCGATCGATCTCCTTCTCCTCGGCATCAGTGAGCGACACCTTCGGGTCCGTCACGCTGAACCGACCAAAGAAGATCAGCTACTCGGCCGACCGCGTCGTGAAGTCCTTCGTCGAAATGGGTATCTCGGACAGCGCGTCCATGCAAGCCCAGTTCGCCGGTCAAGGCTTCACCGACATTCGTCAGCTGAGCCACACCGCAGCGATGTGGGCGCACCTGCTCGGCGAGGAGAGGGAGCTCGCCAACGCGCGCTCCACCGCCCTCAACGTCTCGGGAGTGTCGGCATCGGCATCGGCCGTTGACTCGAGCGTGAGCGGATCGGGACTACCTGCCTTGGTGGGCGCCACGATCGACTACACGTTCGCTTCGTCAATGGGCGAAACGGATGCGATTGCAGCGAGCACCTTGACCACGGTTGCCGGAGAAGGCGTTGCCATCAGCTACACGGGCGCGCAGCCTGTCGGCGCCGTTGGCATCGCGGTCTACGTCACCAAGTCCGGCACGACGTATCGCGGCTTCACGGCGATCTCGACCGGCGGCGGCGCAGCGAGCCCGACGCAGTTCTTCCCGTGGGCACCTGGCGTGCCAGTGGCGGACGCCTCGTACTCGGCGACGAGCTACGACGGGTTCATCTCGACGTTCAGCGACCCGACGCTCTCGACGGTCATCGCCCTCAACGCGGTGCTCACAAGCTCCGAAGTGGGCGCTGATTTCCAGGAGCTCTTCGGAACGATGTACGGCGTGAACCAGGCCAACCCCGACGTGCTCTACATGGCCGGCGGCGTGCGACGCGCGCTCGCCAAGCAGGTGCAGAGCCAAGGGACTCCGAACGGTTACCGCTTTGAATACCAGACAGGCGCAGACGGCATCACCGTCGGCGGCGCGGTCGTCGGTATCCAGAACGAGACCACGGACAAGTTCCTGGACATCATCGTGCACCCGTACTACCCCGTTGGGGTCGTGCTCGCGCACAGCCTCACGCTGCCCTTCGCGGACAGCGGAGTGACCCAGACGGCACGCGTCGTGAACGTGCAAGACCTGCTCGTTCTCGAGTGGCCCGTCATGCAGCTCAGCTACGACCTGAGCACCTACCAATACGGAACGGTGGAATTCCCCGCGCCGGCTTGGTCGGGATCCATCACCAACATCGTCACCACCTAAGGCGACGAGCATCCAGGACCCGGTCGGTCGTCGATTCCCCTTCGACCGGCCGGGGCCTCTGGGCTAGAAAGGGGAATGCAATGAGCAAGCTGCTAGCGCCCGACACAGGCATGAAGCAGGTCGACATCGACGGGTACCGCCTCACTCGCAACGAGAAGGACGGCGCCTTCCACGTCAGCGGTGAACTCGCCCGCCGGCTGAAGTCCACCGGCGACTTCACCGAGGCCGGCATGAATCTCTCGAAGGTCGCCAAGGGGCACTGGTGCCCGAACTGCAAGTTCATGGCCGTCTTCAAGAAGTGCGGCCGCTGCGGATCCGAGGACACCATCCCGGACACCGAACTAGAGGACGCCTAGTGGCGATCGCTCCGTTCCTCGCCCAAGAGGGCACCAATCGGCCGTACGCCACGATCGCCGAGGTCAAGACCAACGTGGCCACGTCAGCTGTCGACTTCACCAAACTGGTCAAGGGCGGGAGCAGCGACGACCAACTGATCGTGCTTATCGACATGCTCGCGCTCGCCAGCGAGAAGGTCGACGACTACTGCCTCGGACCGCTGGGCACCATGAACGCCACGATCAACATGGAGAACGGCGAGTTCAGCGTCGGCCGCGACGGCCTCATTGCCATCAAGCCCGAGTACTGGCCAGTGATCGGCGTGAACTCATTCGCCTACGGCATCGCGGTCGGCGACCAGACTTCCGTGCCGTGCACGAATCAGAACGTCTGGATCGACCGGGACTCCTTCAAGATCACCCAAGGGCTCGGCGGTGGTCTCGCCATTGGATCGCTCAGCCAGGTGCTCGGCGGCTTCCGCGCACAGGGCCGCGTCTTCTGCACCTACACCTACACGAGCGGATTCTTCAACGCCTTCCTGACTGAGGACGCCGCCGCCGGCGACGACTCAATCGTGGTCGACAACGTCATCGGCCTCATCCCGACGATGAGCAAGCCGATCCCCATCTACGACGGTCTCCACCTCGAGCAGGTCATTATCAGCCCGACCTGGGACGGCGTGAGTCTCACGGTGCCACTCGCGGCACCACTGGCCTACGACCACGCCACGGGAATCCGCTTCTCGAACATCCCGCGCCAGATCACTCAGGCCGCGATCCACTTCGTGGTCGGCCAGATGAAGGAGCGCGGCGTCGGCGGCTTCGTCCTTCAAGAGACCGGCCAGTCCACCTCGAAGGCCGCGCCGAGCGGCACCACGCACCGCGGGGAAGACGAGAACGGCTACGACCTCCTCGACAGCTTCCGCAAGACCTGGGGCCGTTCCTAGTGGGTCGCGCGACCGTCCGCGCGGCGATCGCCAACTACCTGACGGCGAACTCGGCACTCAACTTCGGCGGCAACAACGCCATCCCACTTCTGGTCGGCGTGGTGAGCCACCCGGAGAAGCAGAGCCTCGACGAGGCCTTCGCCAACGTCGACGACACGAACATCGACTCGGTCAGCGGCGACGGCACCACGGCCACGGCGGTCACGGTCGGACCTCACGGACTCCAGAGCGGCATGAACGTGACGATCTCGGGATGCTCGATACCGGGCTACGACGCGCGCAGCGTGCCGATCGTCGTCGTTGACGCCGACACCTTCACCTACGCGAGCACGACCACCGGCGCCTCGAGCGGCGGCGCGGTCTCGAGCAGCTACGACTCAGGCGCGGTGATCTTCATGTACCTGGGCCAAGCCCGACGAGGCCGGTTCGCCTTCGGCGGCGCGCACGACGGGCTCAAGTACTCGGCCTACGACCTCACATTGAACTGCTACCTCCGCAGCTCGAGCGATCTGGCGGAAGACGCCGACGCCGACAACGACGACTTCATCGACGACCTCATCCAAGTGATCGAAGCCGACCGCAACGCCGGCACTGGTGCGCCACCCGACGGTGATGGCAGCGGGACCGTCTGGCAATGGGGCGAAGGACCGTGGAGTTCGCGCGTCGACATCTCGACCAAGGCCACCTACCCGCTGCTGCTCGGCGACGGCATGTCCGCCACGCAGGTGTACACGGAGGTTACAATCGCAGTAATCGAGATCGTCAACACCTAAGGAGACTCGCATGGGACTTTTCAAGTACATCGGCCAGGACGTCAAAGTTTTCACCACGCTCCAGAACCGCAACGGCACGACCGTCAAAGCGGAGCCGGGCAAGGTCTACGACTTCGTCGTCGATCCTCAGAACACCGAGTTCGTGGCCATCAGCGCCGCCGACGCGGCCGCGCTGAACGCCGCTGGCGGCTCTAGCGACCCTGCGGGCGGCGGAAGCACGCCGGCAACGCCTGCAGCGGCTCAGGCCCAAGCAGAGGGCATCCTGAGCGACGCCAAGACCAGGGCCGAGCAGTACCTCGCGGACCTCAAGGGTGAGGCCGAGAACATCGTCGATGAGGTCGAGCGATCGACGTTCATCACGGCAGCCGAGGACGGCGCCAGGACGATCATCGCCGACGCCGAGGCCGAGGCCGAGAAGATCATCAACGAGGCACGCAGCCTCTAAGGAGCAACCATGACCACCAAGGCCTACGCAGTAGCCAATGGCTTTCTTGGCCTTGGACTTGAGGCAGTACGAGGAGTCGCCGCGGCGTCGCCGCTGTTCATCCCCACCAAGGAACCCAAGAACAGCCCGATGGTCACCTGGCTCAAGGACGAGGGACTGCGCGGTTCGCCCGTCACGATCTACGACCAAGTGCCCGGCGTGCGCCACGACGAATTCGAGGTCAAGGGCGACGTCCAACTGGACACCTTTGCGCTCTATCTCATCGGCGTTCTTGGCGCGGCCGACGCCATCAGCGGGGGCGGTCCCTACGCGCACCTTCAAGGCCTGCTCAACGACTACACCGTCGGGTCCCAGCCACCGTCGTTCACCGTCTCGGACTTCAATGGCGCGATGCTTATCGAGGCCACGGCCGCCCAGCTCGAAAGCCTGGAGCTCACCTTCGCCATCGACGCGGCCCTGACCTACGCGGCGAAGTTCATCTCAAACATCGCCACGGCCGGGGGAGGACCACCCGCCGCCACCTTCGGCGTCGAGCCCATCCTCCCGAACTGGGTCATCGCCGCCACGATCAACGCCGTCGACGTGCACACGGTCGAGGAGTTCAGTTGCAAGATTGACCGCGCCGTGGAGTCGATCCACACCGGCGGCAACCAGGGGCCGTACTCGAACTTCGCTGGCCCCTGCGCCGTGAGTGGCAAGGGCACCTTCGTTCTCAACGACCTCGACGACCCGTTCGCCATCGGCGGATCCGAGTGGTCGCTTGACGCGCCGGCCGCGCTCGCGCGCGTGCAACTGCCCATCAGCCTCCTCTGGACCGACCCCATCACGAGCCACTCGCTCGCCGTTCAGATGAGCAACGTGCAGTTCTCGAACCCGGTCATCGAGCGAGGCAAGAAGTACGTCGAGGTCACCGTCGACTACGAGGCCAACGCCAACACGACCGACGCCACCGACGGTGGCTACTCGCCGATCCAGACCACCGTCACCAACGCAGTCGCGGCGGCCTACGTCGGGTCGTAGTCTTCGCAGTACTCAACCAAAGGGGAATCCATGACCGGCAAGATAGAACTCAGCGACGACCAGTGGGCCGTCATCCGACCCAAGAAGACCGTGAGCGAGCGCGACTCGAGAAGGATCAATCGGGCCTACGTGCCGATGCTCCTGGCCACGAACAAGCTCCTTAAGGGCCTGCCGTTCGATCCTGAGGACGCCAAGACGATCGGCGTGCCCTCCATCAAGGACGGCCTCATCGAGTCGGTCGATGGCGAGGTCGTCTACGTGCTCACGACCGAGCAGCTCCTGGCCAACGCCGAGAGGCAGATGGAGAACTACGTCGCGCTCAGCGAGGAGGAGATCGAAGCCACTCAGGCCTACGACCCGCTCGTGACGTCGATCATGGTCCACGAGTGGAGTTACGCCTCCGTGATTACGCCCGAGAGCGTCCTGACGATCCCCGCCGACGACTGGGCGATCATGAACGCGGCCGCCATGAAAGAGTGGGACCAGGCACCCGACGCCAGCGTCGACGCCACCGATGACCCAAAAGCCGGCGCCGCCAACTAAAGCGGCTCCGTAGCTACCTCAAGAGCAGCGGCGAAGTCGAGGTCGACCTCGACGACGAGATGCTCGACGCAGTACGCGAGTATCACTACCGCTCCTTGTTTAGAATGAGCCACGAGGAGTTCCTCAACGAGCCAACCGAATCGATTGACCTGCTGCTCCAGATCGATTCCGTGGTCCAGAAGGTGCGAAATGACGAGTGAGTTCGGCTTCAAGGTGACCGGCGTCGACGAGCTGCGCGTCGCGATGGAGCGAAAGAAGATCCGCGTCCAAGAGGCCAACATCAAGATCATCGAGGACAGCGTGCTGGTCGTGGTGCGAAACACGAAGGCGCACTTTCGGCCGCGCGAGAGCGGCGACAAGGTGATCTCGAAGCTGAGTGGCAACCCGTGGTATCGATCGACGCCACCCTTCCAGCCCGTGCCACCCGACCCGACGTCCAGGAGCGGCTCTCTGG